TCGCTATCAGGAGGCTTGGAACAAGCGCGCAGCGGATCAGGCGGCAGAGCGCGAGGCGTCCAAGCCATCCCCAGAGACACAGAAGAAGATCGGTGAGGGTCTCGCTGATCTTGTTGCAAGACTGAAAGCGGGGATTGGGCCATCAACGGTTTGATTCACTGAAACCCCACAAAGCCGGAATCGAAAACAACACTGAACACACGAACTGAGTGGTCCCTATGAGCCGCATTGAACATTTAGCCGAAGGCGTGACTTTGCATCTAGGCGATTGCCGGGAGATATTGCCGACGCTCGGCAAAGTGGATGCTGTTGTGACTGATCCGCCTTATGGGATTGGCGAAAGTTCGGCCAAGGTGGCTTCGCGCGGCAAACTGGCTACCCCGAAGGACTACGGTTCGTTTGATTGGGATAAAGAGCCGCCACCAGCATGGGTTATCCAAATGCTGCGGGACATCAGCCGCCATCAGATTATTTTTGGTGGCAACTATTACGATCTGCCGCCTTCGTCCTGCTGGCTCGTTTGGGATAAGAAGAACGGCTCCAACGATTTTGCCGATTGTGAGCTTGCGTGGACAAACATGCCAAAGGCTGTCCGTCGCATTGAATGGCTATGGAACGGCATGATCCGCAAAGGCTCCGATGTTCGCGAGCATCCTACACAAAAGCCTGTTGGGGTCATGTCATGGGCGCTCGACCAACTGCCACAAGATGCGCAGTTGATTTGTGATCCGTTCATGGGAAGCGGCACGACAGGCGTTGCTGCGGTCACTCGCGGGCTTTCGTTCGTCGGGATAGAGCGCGAACCGGCTTACTTCGAAACCGCACTAGAGCGCATCTCTGAGGCGCTGCAGCGGCCCTCGTTGCTGGTCGAAGCACCAAAGCCTGCAAAGCAGGAGGCGATGCTTTGACCGAGTTTCCGCACGCCTCGCTTTGCTATCTCACGGAGCCGACGCCGGGCCAGCCGGTCATCAACGTGCAGACGCCAGACGGTCAGCTTGTGCGCGCAATCGTCAATCACGAACAGCTCAAAATCCTCATCGCTCGCGGGGCAGAGATCGAATACGGCTATGTGGAGGCGCGGGCATGAGCGGGCTTAAATCAAAACGCAAAGGCTATGAGTTCGAACGAGAAACCGTGAACAAGCTTCAGGATATGGGGCTTGCCGCTGAGCGCATCCCTCTTTCTGGCGGGCAGGGCGGCAGCTTTGCTGGTGATCTGCGCTGTCCAGTGCAGGGCCGTGATCGCGTCTTTGAATGCAAGCGCCGGGCGGCTGGCTTCAAGTTTATCACAGACAGCATGGGCGCGAACTTCGGGCTGATCGTCCGCGACGACAAGAGTCCAACGCTCGTCATTCTAAGACTGGAAGATTTTGCAAGGTTGGCTCTTGAGCCATTGGCGTAACCGCTGAAGGGAGATCAGCATGAATACACTTGTTGCCAAGAATAGAGACGATCCCGCGACCGTTATCAACCTAACGCCCATGGATATGCTCGAAAGGGCCGTATCCTCGAATGCTGGTGTTGAGGTCATCAGCAAGCTCATGGACCTGCAGGACCGCTGGCAGGCCAGCCACGCCCGGCGCTCGTTTGACGAGGCGATGGCCGCCGCGAAGGCGGAGATTCCTGTCATCATGAAGAACCGGGAGGTTGATTTCACCTCGTCCAAGGGCCGCACGAACTATCGGCACGAGGATTTGGCCGAAATCGCGAGGACCGTCGATCCCATTTTGACCAAGCATGGCCTCTCGTATCGGTTCCGCACGACTTCGCAGCCGAATGAACCTGTGAGCGTGACGTGCGTCGTGTCTCACCGACTTGGCCACTCGGAAGAAAATACCCTTACCGCTGGACGGGACGAGAGCGGCAATAAGAACAGTATCCAGGCTGTAGGCTCAACGATCACGTATCTTCAGCGGTACACGCTGAAGGCGGCCCTTGGTCTTGCGGCTTCCAATGACGACGACGGCGCGAATGCCGAGAAGCCCGCATTCATCTCTGCCGATCAGCTCAAACGCATTATCGCACTGGCGGATGACGTTGGGGCGGATAAGGAGCGGTTCTGCAAATACCTCAAGGTCGGGAGCCTCGCCGAAATCCTCGCGCCGGACTTCGACCATGCCATGCGCCTTCTTGAAGCCAAGCGGAGCAAGTCATGAAGATCATTGATTGCGAACAGGGAAGCCCCGAGTGGTTTAGCGCCCGCTCTGGCATCCCGACAGCCAGCGAATTTCACACGGTCATGGCGAAGGGCAAGGGTGGCGGCGAAAGCCTCACGCGGAAAACCTATCTCCTGAAGCTGGCTGGCGAGATCGTCACTGGTGAGCCAATGGAGAGCTTTACCAACGCTCACATGGAGCGCGGTAAAGCCATGGAGGACGAGGCGCGCGATCTCTATTCGTTCATGACGGACAGCGATCCGCTGCGGGTTGGCTTTGTGACCAACGGCAAGGCAGGCGCTTCGCCTGACTCACTGATTGGCGATAGGGGCGGCCTGGAGATCAAGACAAAGCTGCCGCACCTCCTGATCGACCTTCTACTCAAGGGCGAAATGCCGCCTGAGCATAAAGCCCAGGTGCAGGGTTGTATGTGGATCGCGGAGCGGGAGTGGTGGGACTTCGCCGCCTACTGGCCGAAATTGCCGCTGTTCACCAAGCGGATCATTCGCGACGACACATACATTCGCACCATCGCGGATGCTGTCGATCAGTTCAACGATGAACTCGACGCAACAGTGGCGCGTCTGCGCGCAATGGAAACTACAGAAAGGACGGCGGCATGAGTGGTTCTTTGCGGGAGAAACTTGCCGAAATGTACCAGCGGGGGCAAAGCATCCCGCAGATATCCGGTCGGACCGGTATAAATAAAAGCCGCGTTCGCGCCGAATTGCTTAAAGCTGGGATTGCGCTCCGGTCGCGCGCGGAAGGAGTTCGAATCCGTGAAGGCCTCGGACAGCACGCCAAGGGAAAAACGCGGGTCTTTTCGCAAGAATGGAAGGACAACATTGCGACTGCCCGAAAGGCTTGGGGAGAGGCGCATGCAAAGGGTACGAGCCTCAAGCCGAGCGGATACATCGAATTCACCAGAGGCCAAAATAAGGGGCGCTCTGAGCATGTCGTCAAGATGGAAAGCCGTCTTGGTCGCCCACTCCGAGAAGACGAACAAGTCCATCACATCGACCGTGATCGCTCAAACAACTCTGACGATAACCTAGCTCTTGTAACGAGGGCCGGGCATGGACGCCTTCATCGGTTCGAAGACTCACTTTCTGGCATTGAAAGGAAAAGGGCTAATGGCCGGTTCTATTAATCGTGTTTTTCTTATTGGTAATCTTGGCGCGGACCCTGAAATCCGCCGTACCCAGGATGGCAGGCCGATTGCGAACCTCCGCATCGCTACGTCTGAGTCTTGGCGCGACAAATCAACCGGCGAGCGCAAGGAAAAGACCGAGTGGCACACGGTTGTCATTTTTTCGGAGCCGATCTGCAAGATTGCCGAGCAATATCTGCGTAAGGGATCGAAGGTCTATATCGAGGGCGGGCTTCAAACTCGCAAATGGACCGACAAGGACGGCAAGGACCGCTATTCAACCGAGGTCGTGATCCAAGCGTTCGGCGGCGCGCTCACGATGCTGGACGGCAAGTCGGATAATGCACCACCAAGCCGGGTTGCTGGCAAAGGCGACGATATGAACGATGATGTGCCGTTCTGATGACAAACCGCTCTCACATCACTGACGACGAGATCGACAAGGCGCTGGACTATCTCCGCGACAACGCGAGGGATGCCGCACAGGCGCGCGCTGATCGCGTCTATGTGGAGGAATATCGCAAGGTCATCAAGGCGCAGTTGATGAAGGAGCACGGCGACAAGTCTGCCGTTCTTCAGGAGCGCGAAGCATATGCCGATCCGCGTTACATCGCGCACTTGGACGCCATTAAGCAGGCGGTGCTTGAGGATGAAGGGCATCGGTTCCTGCGCGCCGCAGCAGACGCGAAGATTGAGGCGTGGCGCACGCAGTCCTCAAATACGAGGGCGCGTGTATGAGCCGCAGCACAGACGAGTGGATCGGTAAGACTGACGACGCCAAGGTGCCGGATTCCGTCAAGGTCCGCGTATTCGAGCGTTATGGCGGCAAGTGCTACCTGTCCGGCATCAAGATCGAGCGGGGCATGGCATGGGAGCTTGAGCATATCCTGGCGCTCTGCAACGGAGGAGAGCACCGAGAGAGCAATATGGCTCCTGCGCTGGTTGCGCCTCACAAGGACAAAACGCGCGCTGATCGCCGTCTGAAGGCCAAGAACGACCGCGTGCGCAAGAAACATCTCGGACTCAAGAAGCCGCGTAAGATCACGCGCTGGCGTCGTTTTGACGGATCAATCAAGGAGGCGGGGAGGGAGCGATAATGTTAGGGGCAAGCATCACCGAATCTCAGCGCGAGTTTCACCGCGCTCATCAGCAGCGCCTTGTCGATCTCGTCGTCAGTGATGTAGGAGCGGTTTGTCATCAGAACGGCACATCATCGTTCATGTCGTCGCCCTTGCCAGCAACGCGGCTTGGCGGCGCATTGTCCGACTTGCCGTCCAGCATCGTCAGAACACCGCCGTAAGCCTGGATCACGACCTCGGTTGAATAGCGGTCCTTGCCGTCCTTGTCGGTCCATTTGCGAGTTTGAAGCCCGCCCTCGATATAGACCTTCGATCCCTTACGCAGATATTGCTCGGCAATCTT